TCCACTTATTTCTACTCCCCACGCAGAACCTTTCTCGATATGAACTTCTACTTTGGGATCGTAAAAAACACCTTGCCCGTCATACGGCCATGCAAATACTTCAACATCGCCATGTTCTTTTTTGATTTTTTCAAGTTCTGTTATCATTTCGCTTATTTTCATGCGGGCGATACCTTTGCTTTAAAATTTTCGATTTAAGCGCTGTTAATTAAGCGCCTGATATATCCGTATAGGCCAAGGCTCAAAAACAAAGCCTATGCACCAAAACAATAACTCAATCCATGAATGATGCCTATTTAACAATCAAGACTTCCCCAAGCCATCTTTGATGCGAAATCAATATCATACCCTGATTCAACTAAAGTTCTTTCAATCCCAATGCTTTTAGCCATCTCTTTGTGTAGGCTCCAAACAGCTTCTGGCGTAGAATACTGAGGCCATACAGACATAGCCTTTTCTTCAACCCAAATCCTCCAATTTTGATCGTTGTTTTTGATACCGGATGCCTTAAAACCGTCATAATCAAATTCATACTCAAGGCAACTATGGGTGCAACACCCAAAGTGATTGTGGAAACTGTCTGTATAATAATCTCTCGGGCAAACATATTCAAAAGTTTGTCCACATACCATACATTCGCATGTTATTGAAAAACACCCTGTGCCGTCCATGTCCCATTTAATTTTGTGCATAACCAACCCCTTTGTTTTTGGATAATTAAAATCAGTTTCAAAATGATTCCTGGTGAAACGATGTCGTCTCGTGTGAAAACTTTATTCTGTCGTCCCGATATGTCGGGCCTGGGCATTCAACCGGCTTCCCCGGCTTGCCGTGAAAGTATGCTTTACCGTAACACTTACTTGTTCGCCTGCATCGAGCAGGGCAATAGTTTTTAAAACCCAAGGGCAAGCTGTGGCATGGGTATTCACAATTTTTGCCGTCTTTATAGATCTCCCCAAATTTGGGGAGATTGTTTTTATCTGTTCTGTTTTCTACAACGATAGCTATCACCCTCAAAAGATATCGAAAAGCCACCATTCTCCTGTAGTCGGTCAACTGTTCGCGCGTCAAGGTATCCATCTGCAACTGGGTCTTTAGAGTTTGATATCAATATCGTAGGCTTCATTTCATTGTAACGACCGTCAATGACCTGATAAAGCAAAATCCTCTCGTCGTTTGTGCCGCCCTGGACTCCTATTTCATCAATGACAAGAAAATCAACATGTATGAATTCTTTTATCATGTCCTGTATAGATTCGTTTGTCCCGTAGGCCTTCCTAATTTCCTGAATCAAGTTCCACGCAGTTATATACCGGCCGGAATGACCACCACGAATCACACTGTCGATAACAATACATGCGATCATGGTTTTGCCTGTGCCGCATGCACCGGACAAGAAGCCAGACGTTCCTTTGTCAAATCGTTCATCGAAGGTCTCGATATATTTTGAAACGATCCTAACAGTCTTTTTGGCAAGTGCCATATTTTTGGGGTCAGAATGGTATTCACAATCGATATCATCAAGTTTCTTCCCTGCATATCTTTTTGGTATTCCAGACCGCAAAAAATCCAGTTCCATTTTCTCTGTCCGCTGTCTTTCTTTCCTTTCGGCAGCGTCTAATTCTTCTTTTTCTTTTTTACACAAAGGACAATCGAATGGCCCAATTATTCTGTCTAAAAAGCCTGTTTTAAAAAAAAGATTGTATTCACCGTGTTTTTTACAAAAACCTTTTTCGTTAAGCTTTTTTTCTTCTTCAATCGCTTTCGCTTTTTTTTCTTCAGAAGCTTTTGCAATGTGAGGATGTTTTTTTTCAAGCTCTGCTTGCTTTTTCATTAAAAGATCGATAACGTCTTCAGTCTCCCCATTCTGGGAAGTTGTTCGGGATGACTGGATCTCTATTGTCTTCTCCTGTGTAGTTTCTTCCATTAGCTTGTCCTTTGCTTTGAATTATTTCATCATTCCAACACTCGCCGTTGAGGTAAGTGTATGGGTTTTTCCTGAACTGTGAATCCGGTGTTGAAGAAATATAGCCAAGCAAAGTTTCGAAAATCTTCTCCTTGTCAGCCTGTTTTAATTTCTTCCATTTCCGCTCACATTTTTTCTTATCTTTCTTTTTCGAATACAGATTCCAAAATTCTTCAAAGCGATCATTTTCCCCATTGGGGGGTAGGGGGGTAGTTATTTCTTTTTGGTTAAAGGTATTTCCTATTGGTTCGTGGCCGTATTTGGTCTGGTCGCTGGTCTGGTCGCTGGTCTGGTCGCTGGTCTGGTCGCTGGTCTGGTCCGCCATGTGGTCGCTGGTCTGGTCCGCCATGTGGTCGCATTTGGACCACATGAATAGGTTGTTGTAATGATTGACTTTTGCGTTGCATCTTGGTGGTGTTTTAGGCTCCCATGTGACAAGCCCTTTATTTTTCAACTCTGACAACGCTCGTTTTGTTGAAGTGACACCAATCCCCGCCCCTTCTGATATTGTTGCTATTGACGGGAAACAATAACCGGTTTTTCGATTTTGGTAATTCATTAAGCACACCATAACAGCTTTTGCGTTGCTTGAGACGTCAGCCTCAACGATGGTCGCTATTGTCCTGTAGAAATCTATAAGCATTAGATTATCTTATTTTTTTTAGGTGATTATAAACCGTCACAAGAGATAAATTTAAAGCCTTAGAAATCTCAACCCCGGTCGCATCAGTGTTTTTAATCCAATATTTTTTTACACGGGCTTTGTTCATCTCTCTAACAGCCCGCATACCCTTTGTTTTGTCTTTTTTTACATCTATCATAACATCATCCATTATTTAAATACGATAACTAATTATCTACCCTATCCCAAAAAAAACACCCATGCCAATAGTCGGCATGGGCGTTGAGTTAAGAGAGATTATGCATCAATACCTTTATTTTGCTCGAACCAAGTCAACCCAAGAGCCAGCGCAGCCCACGCATGTTTTGATATTCCATATAACGGCCCGGGCTTATTTTTAGTCCCGATTTGAGGAGTTTTCCCGCCACCTGTTGCGGGGAAACGATCTAAGATAGCCTGCCTGATATTTGCATCTTTCGCCCTCATATTATTGCATAGAGTAAGCTTTACGTCGCGGCGATAAATCAATTCATGCGGACCATAGAATCTCTCTATAAACCGACCTACCCAAAGGCATGTCTCGAAAATATCCCTTCCAACAGGCATACCATAGCTACTGATCCATTCTATAACTATCCTATTTGTCGAATAATCCTCAAAACATATTGATTCAAGCAAATCTTCATTATCATATTCCGGGTAAGATTCAAGGACCGTCGTGCCATCGAAAACTACAACACCTGAGGAAACCGGCCCAGGGTCGATGCAAAGTATTTTTGTAATTTGTTGTGACATTTGCTAACTCCATGGAAATATAAGCCTGCATTAAAAAAACTCTTGTTATGCTTTTACATGCTCGACTGTGATTCTGTATTCGACGCCGGTGCCATCAGCTCGGCTTATTTCAACCGGCTTACCAAAATTGACAACATGCTGTGCCACCGCAACAAGTGCTTCAATAGTCACGTCTTCTTTTCCTGCGGCCCATGTTCGCCCGTCTTTGAGAATTTTTCCGGCAAAGATTGCCCCTGTCAGTGGACTACATCCAACATGCAAAATTTTCATAACAATTAGCTCCAGCGGACCAGAATAAGCGCGTTGTTTCAGCCATGGTCCGTGGCTGGCCGCTGATTTTTAACGTGTAAAAAAACTCTTGTGCCAAATTAAAAACGCTGTTATATTACGCATTGTTTTCCATATCGTTATCCTCCAAGCGCCGGGCCTGGCCAATTCGCCCGGCGCTTCTTTTTTTAGAGCTTATCATACCTGGCTTTGAATTGATTGCACAGATAGCCCAAAAACTCGCGGAGTTCGTGCTTATCTTTGAACTTGCGCCAATACCTCTCGTTCCACATAGTCACAACGCCTTTACTGTGTTCTTCCCTGTGACAGGTTTGGCAATTCGGAAGCGTATGGTAATCGTCCGGCTTCGATCCCATATTCCCAGACAGCAACCGCTGGTGAGCTGCCTGGCATGGCCCTGCTCCGCACACAACGCACGGCTGAGTCCGGATCCAGGCAAGGTACTTTTCGTCTCTTATTGGCTTTGTTTTCTGAATCATTTGCCATCCTTCATTTCATAAAAATAATTTGAATTGTCTTCGTTCGGGAGCGGGATATATACTTGCAGTTCAACCGATGCCCACCGCCGGCAATCTTCCATGTAAGCTTCAAATTCTGTCGTCTTTAACTTCGTTGTTGATTGAACGAACGACCTGCCGTCTTTTTCATAAGACAAGAACTGTTCGGCAAGTATCTGGTGAATCTCGTCTCTGGTGTATCCGGTATGATCTGATATCAATTTGCAGACAACAGACCAATAATACTTATTTTGCTGTATTGACCGGATATGCCTTTCCTTTTCCGGCATCTTCCAGATATACCGTCCGTCTCCTGACAAGTTTGCGAAGCAGCTCTTAACTGATTTCCAAAGAGCTGCTTTGTCTACTATCTGCCCTGATTTTATGTCAAATCTTAGATTCATTGTTTTTTAATTGTGTTTAACCCAACCCGCTCTTTTTTAAAAACCGGATCGGCAGGCGCGTTCTGCGGCATTTTTTCAGGAGGTCCGCCCAGGTGTTGGGGAGCCTGGTTCATGTCATTTGTTTGGTGTATATTTTAGGCACTCCGAAAATATATCATTCTCGAAATTTTCTATCTCTATTTGGATATTATCGTCTGCGTAGCGCCTCGGCGTTGCGTATGCAGTTTTCACAATATGCACATAGAGATTTCCATGCTTTTGTGAAACTTCCATCAATTTTGACATTGGGAACCCTCGTTGCCTCATGCTCATGATTTTGCCAGCCGTCTTTGACAGGTCTGTGCAAAATGATATCTTTTTTGAGTCTGTATCTGCCATTGCTGACCCGGATATCATAGCCGCTACGATCCCTGCTGATATTGCTTTTTTTATGTTCATTTGTATATCTCCTTGTTGGGTGAATTCTTATACATTGTCATCTGTTTTTACTCCATGAATTTCACGTTATGTTACTCAACAACCTCATGCTCAGTTATTAATTCTGAAGCATGTTCTTCCAGCTCATGTTTTTGCATACCATCAAAATACGCATTGCCTTTGAACCTGCTATCAATAACAAAATCTTGTGCCATGGCTTCATCAAGGAACACGTGTTCTACCTGGTCGCCGCCATATCCATCTTTTTCATAAGTTATATATACGTTCATCTTTTCTCTCCTGAGATAACATAACAATACGCTCAAGCTTGACACGGCAACAGCGCGGCCGCTTAGCTTGGCGTTATGCTTCAAGTTCATAATACTCCCATTTATTCAAAAAGGTGTTAAAGCAATCAACTCTCAGCCCGTTAAGGTTGCTGATTGTTCCATTATGGGGCAGGTGTTCCCCGTGGATGTAAAATGAGACTGAATCTCCGCACCATACATCATCACCATCCAGAGTTTTGAATAGCGGTTCGTGTAAATATTGCGAGAGAGGCTGTGCGTTATAAAGTAGCTTCAAATCCTCTATTTTGAGTTTTCCTTTTTCCATAAGATCCTCCTTGTGAATTGGTTATCATAACCAGTCAGCCAAGCGGACTGCAAACAGCGCCGCCCGCTTACTTCAATCGTTATCCTGCAAGCATCATCAGCGCGTAATGGCTGCACCCTTCGCTTGCATCAACCAATCCTCTACGCGAAAATCCACGGCTCATTACCATTGCCTGCTGTCTGCTAAATTTAGACTTCAGGCAATGTTCAAACGCCTTAAAAAAGTGTTCAGCATTCGCTTTCATTTTATTTTTCCTCCTTGCGCTGTGCCGGTTAGCTCAAACGTTAGCTTTACTCAGTCTCCCACGGTCTATCATCCTTGCTCTGGCAGATGTAGAAATCAAATTCGCAGTCTGTTCCTTCCGGAGGAACCAATTTATAACCAGGCTTGCATCGTGAAAAATCGTTCCCACACGGTACAAGGTCATGAATATCGCACCCGCATTCAGCGTCATTTTGTAGGCCGTCAAAACCGTTCTCATAGAGATAGTTTTTTACTATCTTCAAACAATCCATTTTCTGTACTCCCTCTGCCTTAACCGTAGGTTTCGCTGAATCAATCATGAAATCCCTAAAAGTCAATTCAATTTCTGACCTTAATTTCATAACTGCATCTTCGTTAAAACTTTCCATAATAAAATTCCTTTCGTTTACCGTTGGCGTATGTTGGTATCCCTGTCATGGCCCGTATTTCATCAACAAAGCCTGCCGGTGCCCCGTTCGTGCTACTGATATGTATCAAATGAATCTCCCGGCATCGGGAGAGGTCACAGGCCCCCAGAAACGCCTTAACGTTTTCGATTTCAAAGTGGCTCTTGATAATCCGGTTACGGAGCGATCCAGGGACAAGCCCAGACGCTATATTTTCATCCAGGATCGACTTTTGGTAATTGGCCTCTATGGCAATAATATCCACAGTTTTAAAAATGAACTTGCAATAAAAAGTGTCTGTAATGTAGACCAGCTTACCGCCATGGTCGCTTTGAATCAAAAAACCTACGTTCGGAACATCATGCTCCAATGGGAAAGGCAGAATTGTCAGTGTATTTATTCTGAATTGCTTGAGTTCCACTATCTTGTGCGCCCTGTGTGATTCGTGAACACCTAAGTGCTTAAAAACACCATCTGTGGCGTAACAATTAACTCCTGCCGTTATAGCTTTTGGGACTCCTTGACAATGATCAAAATGGAGATGAGAAGACAAAATTCCGTCCAGTGCCGTGACTTTGTAATCAATGGCTTTTTGCGCCTGCCGGAATGGCACACCAAAGTCAATAGCGATAGTTGTGAACCCGTCAGTGCAGGTATTAAAGTTGCCTGTGCTGCCTGAAAAATATGATTTGAACTCAATCATTTTTTAGTCCGTACTCTCATTGTTAAAGCCTTTTTTATGGGCCAACCAGCTCGAATTCTGCTTTCTAATGTCCCATGGTTTATCCCTGTTTTTCTGGCCCACTCTGATATCGTGAGGTGTTGCCCATTGAAAAGATACCGCTTAACATTCCGCTTATTATTCGCCTGCTCAAGCCTTCCGGCAAACTTGCAATTTGATGGGTTGTAACCTGAATTGTTATCTATACGCTCAATAGAAAGGCCTGTTTTATAACCGCTTGATATTGCCCAAGTTTTAAAAACTTCAAAATCACTCCACTCCTGACAAACTTCAATACCTCTTCCTCCATAATTTTTAAAACTTGAATTTGTTTTATTTCTGCATCTATTAAGCATAGATGCCCACGCTATATAGAGTTTTGTTCTGCTACAACCATGAGTCTTTTTAGATTTTCCAGATAATACTCTAAGGCAACCACAGCTTTTTGTATGGCCAGATTTTAAATATCCTATACGAACAGTAACAGTGTTCCCGCAGTCGCATTTACACAAACAACGTCGCCTTTGATCATATTTATCAACTTCATATAACACGGTTAATCTTCCGTATCTTTGCCCTGGCTTAATCTTTAGTTTGTTATGCATCATAGCCTCCTTTAGGCTCCTTACTGTATGTGTGCGCGAGGTCCGGGTAAGGGAACCGGTTTTCGGGTGGCCTCCCTATCGCGCACGTTTAGAATTATAAATAATTAAAAATCCGGCCCATCATGCATCTGTTCTTCCGCGTCGGCACGTTCCTGGGCCAGTACTTCGGATTTCTCAGCTTCGGTCATACCGTCCGGCCCGGGCCCCCCCTTTGGGGCCTGGTCCCCGGGCGTGATGTCGATGTACTCCTTTGCGTTTGTATATATTTCTTCCTGTGCCATGGCGTCGTGCCCCTTGAAGTCTGCTGTATCAGAGCTTAGTGCGCTGGTCATTTCAATTGAAAGCGGGCCGTATTTGCTTATAAGACTTTTGAGTATTGTCTTTTTTGCCATTGCATCAAAGTCAGACTTCCATGGACCGGTGTTGAATGTTTTTGAAAATTTCTTTCCATGGGCCGTGACCTGCTCTTTGGTCCAGAAAATAGCTTTTTCAAAGCCGTTTATCAGCTCCATGTATGCGAAGTATCCGACGACTTTTTCGGACTTTGGTATTCCTGTTACTTCCATGGTACCACGGATTTTATCAACAATGATTTCTTCTCCATCATACACGGCGTCGGCGTTCAGGTGTTTGTACTGACCAGTTCGGATTGCCAGTTGAATGAACCCTTTGTATCCCATGATAAATTGAGGCTTATTCCCGTATGGTATGATATACGCGAAACCAAGGTTGTTGTTTATGGGCAGGTCCAGGGCTGGGGCCTTGATTGCCTCTTTAATGATCATATTAATATCGCAGTTTTGCAGGGAAGTGTTATCCCCGATCAAATCAAGCAGAGAAGTGGTGAACACCCCAGCCTTTTCACCTATGCGCTGCTTAATCATTGCCTGCATTCCGGCACCGGTAATCGTTTTGCGTATTGCTGGTAAATTGTTGCTCATGTTTTTTTACTCCAATAGTTTATTAACAAAAGGTTATCATAGACCGTAGTGTGCCCACTATGGGCGGCTACATCTTAGCATTTATTTATGTCTGCGTTTAATCGTGCTTGCTGTTATCGTCGCGGTTTATTTTCGGGTATACCCCATCCACCCGGCCTGGCTTTATTAATTTGGGAGCCAACCCCTCAGAAAACTTTCGCATCCTGTACACACTGACCTGATTTTTAACCATTAAAACTTAGGTCACATTAAAAGGCTTTTTGGCACGTAACGGTTCGTTTCACCAGAATCCCGAACGCTTCAGTATCTGGTCGCCCGGTCACAGGCTCGCAAGCACGATTAAGATAGCATATCGTTATCTTAAAATCAGTCAGCGGAACAACTGATTTTAAGATAATATTTTTACCTACATCGTTGTGGTCTTTTTACCTACATCGTTGTGGTCTTTTTACCTACATCGTTGTGGTCTTTTTACCTACATCGTTGTGGTCTTTTATGGTAAGTTTCTCATCTTCTGACACATAAAGCCCTATGACCTGCGATGCCGTATCAGCCAGCTCGTTTACAGATTCAGCCCCGTCGATGAATATCGGGGCACTGAACTGAAAGTACTCAGACATGGTATTAATGATATCGATCCCTGTATTGACCCTCGCGGCTGTATTTAAAGCTCTGTCGAACGGCACGACAAGATTACCGCTCGCATCCGGTCCAAGTATCTCGCAGCACTCTGCCAGACCACCATTGATTTGCTCTGAAAACATCTTGAACCTGGCTAATTTGAACCGAGAGTTGATCGAAGATTCAAGCATCTCAACTTTGCGAACAATAAACCTGTCGGTAAGGAAGAGTTCTTTTTCAAGGGCTTCGTATTCTGCGGCCAGAGCCTTTTCCTGACGCTCAAGATCAACAATCCTGGCCCGGGCCTTTTCTGACGCATCGTAATCAGCCTTTGCTTTTGCCAGGAGAGAAAGCTTATCCCTTGTTTCCTGTATTTTCTCTGAAATGTCGCGTTCTCTGATGCCTGACCCGTTCTTGATTGCAGCGATTTCGCTTTCCAACCCGGCCTTTTTCTGCTCAAGTGATAGTGTGTCAGCTTTTGCAGATCCTATCCCGTCAAGTTCCTTGCGTTTAGCATCAAGCTTTTCATCAATAGAGTCTATATCTTTGGAGATAGACTCTATTTTAGCAGTTGCGACTGCTATGTCCTCTAACCTGGCATCTATGCCTACTTTAAGCTGCTTTCCTTCCTGGTTTATTTTCTCCAGGCGCTGGGCCTTGGCTTTGTTAAACGCTTTTGTAGCGCATTCGACCTGATCCGGTGGCAGCTCTTGTCCGCAGGTGGGGCAGGTGCTATTGTTGGTGGTTTTTTTTGCATTTTCGTCATGCCAGCAGGCGCGGACCTTTTCGATAGATTCAAGGGCGATGGTGTTACGCTTTTCGTCCCTGGCAATGCCGTCTCTTAATGATGCTATCTCGTTCACTTTCAACCGGCGTTCAGATTCAAGCGAATCAATGTCATCCAGGATTGGCTTTTTGCCTTCACGGTTGAGCGTATCAATCCTGGCCTGCTCTTTCTGTATTGCTGCAATGACTTCGTTGAGCTCAATCCTCTTTGCTGATATGGCTTCGTTATTACGTTCCCGGGCAAGCCTGTCTTGAAGATCAGTCAAGTTTTTATCAAGCAAGTCTTTTTCTTTCTGATCAGGGGCCTGTGCGTCTTTAACCATCTCCTGGTTCTCTGCTATACGGGCAGGGATCTCTTTCAATTTTTCGTTGATTTTTTTCTGCTGGGCCTTTACTTTTGCTCTATTATCATCCACAGACACGCCGTCAAGGATTGATGCAAGCGGGGATAACTCTACGTCAGACTCAATCACAGCCTGGTCTGATACATCCCCGCACATTTCAATCAGCATGTTTCTCCTGGCTTGCCAGTGCAGGTTTGCGAACTCAAATGGGCTTGTCACAAGCTTGAATGCGTTAATATCTATCAACGCACAAATATGCGTATCATATTCTTTCTTTTTGACCGGCACCCCGTCAATAAAATGTTCTGTTGTGTGGCCTTCCATCTGGTCTGTCGCAGACCCACGCTTACGGGTCCATTTTTCCTTATACAGCTTCGCCAGCGTGACGGACTTCCCGTCAACATCAAGCACAGCTTCAACCTCTGTTTCAATGTTGTGGATCTCATTGCCATGTGAATCAACCGGCTTGATCTGGAAGTCTGCCCGATCGTTTGAGTCTTTCCCAAAAAGCAGGTAAAAGAAAGCGTCCTGAATGGTTGTTTTGCCGGAAGCGTTCTTCCCAAAAACGCATATACTCTGGCCATTCGGCTCAAGGGTGAAGTCTTTGACGCCCTTGAAATTCTTAATCCTGAGTTTCTTTATTGTTACTGTTTTCATCTTTCCTCCTTTGTTTGGGTATTGAATCCGTTATCATAAAGCTCTATTGTCTCCCTGCGCTCGCCGGTCCGTGGGTCTTTGTAAATCCTCCTGGCCCGAAATATCCCCCGACCAAACACAAGATCGTATTTACAACGCGTCAATGCGTTTCGCTTGTGATCGCGCTTGTATGTTTTTTCAAGTATCGCGTGGTGCCAAAATGAATCTACCTGTCCTGGTTCTGTATTCGGAACGTTTTTTTTGTTCTGTATGCGGAACAAGCTATGCATCATTTCAACTCCCGGTGAATGCAATAGCCTACAACGATACCTGAAATTAGGAACGCTATTGCTCCGAAAAAATTAGGTATCATTGTTGCCGATTCAGAGAACGCGAATATCAGGC